GTCGGCGTCCACGGCGTGGTTGCACAACCCGTAGTTGATGTGCGGCGCGCCCGGCGTCGGCCACGCCGCACCGGTCGGGTTGCGCGGCGTCCAGAGGCCGTGCTTCTTCACACGTGCTCGCTGAAGAGCGATCGTGCGTCGGCCGTCGTTCACATGGAACTCGACGCCCATGCGGCGGGCGTGGGTGAGCACGACATGCCACGGCTTGGACATCGGGCGTCCGTCGATCTTGTACGTCATGAAGCCTCCTGCAGGGTCAGGTGGGCGGACGGGTTCTGCCGGCCACGCAGCGCCCCTGAGGGGCCCCGGCCGGGGTGGTGGTGGGGGCCCGCGACAGCGGGCCGGCAGGTCAGTGGAAGCGGTCGGCGAGGACGAACGCGACAGGGAACGCGGCGACGAGGAAGCCGGCGAACCACCGCTGCTGAACACGCAGCTTGTCGACCGCCGTGGCCGCCGCTTGCTCGCCGATCGCTTTCTTCTCCAGGGCGGTCACGCGGGGCTCCAGCTGGGCATTGAGAAGCTGGTCGAGCTTGGCATCGACCTGGGCGTGCTCACGGGTCGCGATCTCCTTGGCTAGCTCAACCTTCGTGCCGAGCGCCGCGATCTCGGCGTAGATCGCGTGCCGGGTCTCGCGCAACGACTCAATCACGTACACCTTCGTGGCGTCAGAGACGCCCTCGTGCTCACTCACGTGCCGTCTCCGATCGCGCCGAGGACGAGCATGTCGAAGCCGAACATGAGGACCGCGACGACGTCGTCGACGGCGAGCGGTTCGGGGCCCTTGAGCGCGCGGACGTTGGTGTAGTCGCCGGTGGCGCCGCCGAGCGCGACGGTCAGCGGTGAGGTGTCGGTGACCACGCCTTGGCGGTAGCGAACCGTGGTTCGCTCGATCTCGGCGAGGCGCTCAAGGATCTGTCGCGTCTGCCGCGAGTCCATCAGCCGACGATCTGGATTGCGCGGGTGCGGCCGGTCATCGGCTGCTCGGCGGTGAGCGGGATCGTGAGCTGGTCGACGATGTGGCGCTCGTCGACGCCCACGCGGGCGCGGGCGATCGCGAGGACGTCGTTGGGCTCCAGCGTCGGATTGACGATCGCGCCGAAGTTGATCGACTGCGTCGTGCCCAGCTGCTTGACCAGCAGGCCCTGGGCGGCGGCGGCGGCTTGGTCGTTGGACGTGATCAGCGGCGAGTTGTAGAACATCGGCACCTTTCCGAACGGGCCGTAGTAGTAGGTCGGCGACAGCGGGTTGTCGTCGGTCGCGACGCCCCGGACCGGTGCTCCCTGACCGGTGTTCTCTCCGGTCGCGATCACCCGGTTGAACGCCCCGGCGCGCGCCCATTGGCTGCCGGCCTTCAGCAGCAGGCCGCCGACTCCTTCGACGAGTTCGGCGGCGACGTCGCCGGCGGGTTGGGTGATCGGACGCAGGACGCACCATCCGCGCGCGTCGAAGTACAGGGTCATGCCGATCGCCTTGGCCATCTCCTGGCAGAACGCCCAGCGGTCGCCGCCTTCCTCGGCGTTGAGCAGCGGCGTCGTCGCCGAGACGAGCGCGAAGTCGTAGCTGAACCCGGAGACGCCGAGGTCGATCGTCTCGCGGATCGCGAGGCCGACGGGCGTGCCTGCGGCGATCTGGTAAGGCTCTTCGAACTTCGCGTCGGCGACGCGCGCGGAGCGGTCCTGGCCGGCGAGCTGCAGCGAGAGCGAGCCGGGGTCGTCGTCGACGTTGACGTTGTCGATGCGAAAGATGCCGACCGGCACGAGCTCGGGGCCGCCGGGCAGCAGGACGCCGCGGCTGACGCGGAACTCGTTGCCGTACGGCGCCAGCGGATGGTAGGCCGACGTCGGCACGAGCCCGAGCGATCCGTCGTCGACGAAGGTCAAATCGGCGCGGCCGCGGCTGGCCGCGGTCTGGTCGAGCGTGACACCGCCGTCGGTGACCGTGTCGATCGTGAGCGCGACCGCGCCGGCCGCGAGGATCTCGACCCTCGTCGCGACGGTATGCGACTCGCCGAGCGCCTGTAGAAGCGCGCCGGAGGACGGCCTCAGAGCGGCTCTCCGACACCCGGCAGGTCGACCACGGGCGCAGGTGGCTCCGAAGCGCTCTGGGTCTCCATTGCGGCGCGGACGATCTCGCGCTGCTCGGCGGCGATCTCCTCGTCGGTCTTGCCCTGCCAGCGGGCATCGCTGGCGGCGAACACGACGTCACGGATCTGCTCGTGACCGACGAGACGCCGCTCGGTCAGCGGCAGGTCGTCGTCGTCGAGGAGCGTTGCGCCTTCGGTGTCGAGCATCGGGACCTGCTCGAAGACCTCGTCGCCGACGACGATGCGCCAGACGCCGGCGGCCTCGTCGAGGCCGTGGGAGATCACGACGGTGCTCATAGGACTCTCACGATCTTGTTCTTGACCTGGTAGGGCGGCATGTTGGTGTGGGCCGAGTCGGCGTTGCGCGCTGTGAGCGGGTGGACGTGATCAGGCGTGGAATGCTTGTGGGTTAGGAGCGGGCTGCTCGCATGGACACCGCCGTCGGTGCGGGTGGCGGGACCGGTGAGCCCCTGAAACGCCTCGGTGCCTGAGCCTCCACTCAGCGCAACCGCCTGGAAGTTATGGGAGTGGTCGACGTCATCGGGGTTTCCGGTGGTCGCCCCACCGCTGCTGGTCGTTGAGCCGCTGCCGTTGACGCCTGACTGGGCCGCGGTCAGCGTGACGCTCTCGGCGCCGCCGGTCTGGCCGCGCTGGTTGTTGGTGGTGAGCCGGTTGGCCGCGCCTTGGGCGGTGCCCATGTTGTCGGTGCCGACGCTGACGCGGCCGCGCGAGTCGGGGATCCGGACCTTGTTGGCGCCCGGATCGACGCCGCCGTTGCAGGCATGGCCGACCTCGGCGTAGAACGCGGCGCCGGCCGGGGTCGCCCGGTCGATGAGACGGCCGTCGGCCAGCAGGAACCGGCCGCCGGACGGGTCGGACGTTCCCCAGTAGCCGAGTTCGCCACCGATCGGCACTAGCGCTCCGAGGAGCGCGTTGGCGAGGTCGGCGTTGGCGACGATCGACTGGCGCAGTTCCTCGGGGCCGTCGGGATTGCGTTCGGGCTTCTTGAAGCCCAGTGAGGTGGTGATCAACTGGGTCCCCTTTCGAGGTCTGCGATGGTGGCGAACGCGTCTTCGAGCTCGCCGATGGTGTCGAATGCGTCTTCCATCTCGCCGATCGTCCAGCCGAGCCGCGGCCACGTAACGACGTCACCTGACGGTGCGGTGACCTCGATCCACGGCAGCGTCTCGCCGGTCCCTGGGATCCAGGCCTTGTCGACCGAGCGTGCGCGGTCCTGGTCGCCGAAGCTGACGTAGCGGTCGTCCCAGTGGTTGCCGGGAACCCCTTGCAGCAGCAGCGGCTCGCCGAGCGCGAGCAGCGCGTCGATGCGCGCACGCGCCGCGGCGTCGGGCGCGTAGATCACGATCGTGCCCTGCCACGGGGCCGGGGTGTCGCTGATCACGATCGCGTCGGCGCGCCCGAGCGGCTGGAAGATCCCGCGCCGCACCGGGCGCTGCATCGACGGCTGAGAGTCGGTCTCGACCAGCGTGTTCAGCCCGGGGTGCGTCGCGCTCTTGAGCCACCACGACAGGTGATGCCACGCCGTCGGACCGCTGGTCGTCCACGGGCTGGCCAGCACGAGCGGCGGCTGGTTGGTGACGTTCTCGCAGCGGGCGCGGTAGCGGACCTCGACGCCGTTGCCGACCTCGGTGTCATAGATGGTGTTGTTGCTGGCGATCGCTCCGCCGTTGGCGGTGCGGACCGGCTGCCAGGTGGCGCCGGCGTCGGTCGAGCGCTGGACCACGTAGCGCTCGGCCGGGACGTCGCCACTGTCGGGGTTGCCCATCTGCAACGCGACCCTGGCGAGCGCGTGCTGGACGCTGACGGTGAGCGTGGGCGGGCTCGGCGTAACCGCGTCGACGACGAAGCTGCCGTAGGCCCAGGACGACCAGTGGTCGGTCCCGGCGATCGTCTGCGCGACCCGCACGTAGGCGCGGTAGGAGTCGTCGGCAAGCGCGCTCGCCGTCCACGAGGTGGCCGGGCCCGCGGTCACGCCCGAGCCCGCCGCCGGTGTCGTGCCCGAGGGATCGAAGCCGCCCGCGGTCGCGGCGTCCTCGGTAAAGACCTTGACCTCGTAGCGGGCCTGCCCGCCACCGTCGGCGTCGAGCGAAGCCGTCCACGTCACCGCGGGCTCGCTGGAGTCCGTCGTGCCGGCAGGGGCGCCCACGGTCACGGTCGGCCGCGCGACGTAGGTCAGGTCGACGTACAGGGCCAGGGCGCGCAGCGATCCGCCCGATGACAGCGAGGCGACGACCTCGAACGCGTCGGGATCCAGCAGCGCTCGTGCGGCGTCGTCCAGCGACCATGAGGCGGCGGTCGCGGTCACCGCCGACGTCCAGTTGATCGCCTGCCCAACCGGCGGCAGCGCGGCGCCGGCGCCGTTGAGCTTGAGCTGACTGGACAGCAGGGAGATGCCGGCGCTCGTCCGCAGCGACCGCAGGCGCAGCGCGAGCTGCTTGACGATCGCGCCCGCAGGCACACCTGCGGCGGGGAACGACTGGTCGGTCGCCGCGCCGTTGGCCGAGAACGTGACGTAGGTCGCGTCGTTGTTGTCGGCCAACGCCCCGTGCTGCGTGCCGCCGGTCGGCGTGACGTCATTGCTCGTGATCGTCGCGTCGGGTCGCAGCGTGACGACGGTCATACGACACCGGCCCGGAACTCGGCGGCGCTCTCGCGCTCACGGCGCCGGATCCGCACGTCGACGCGCTCGTCGATGCGCTCGCCGCCGATGTAGATCTCCAGCGCCTCGATCGAGAGATCGCCATCGTCGAGCTGCTGGCTACGCGGGATCATGCGCTCGCCCTCCTGGACATAGGCAAACCCGTCCTGCGCCGCGACGCCGCCGCTATGGAACGTGCCGAGGAAGGGCCCGCTGATCACGCCCTCGGTGTTTCCGTACATGCCGCCCTTGGCGAAGAAGGCGAGGTGGGCGTTGTTGCCCAGGCCCGCGTAGTTGTCGACCATCGCCTCGACGAGGCCAGCGACGTGCTGGCGCGCGTAGGAGATCATCTCGTTCATGGCGCCGAGCGGACCGACGGAGTCGGTGGCGCCCGGGTTGGCAGCGGAGCCACGTGTGTGGTGCGAGCCCCGGGCACCGCCGATGGCCGCGTTGTGCTCCGGTGAGCGGTAGCCGCTGCTCTGCGTCAGACCGAACTTGCGGTCCAGGAATGCCGTCACCGCGAGCGTGTGGGAGTCAACCCATGCGGGATCGCCAAGACGCTTCTCATCGGCCGGCGGGCCGGTGTAGCCAGCCGGCGACGACCCACCACCACCACCACCACCTGGGATGAGGCTGCCGACCTTGTCCTTGATCCAGCCGGTCGCCTTGGTCAGCAGGTACTTACCGGTGCCCTTCAGCCAATCGGGGAGGTCGCCGACGCCGGGGAGCTGGTCGAGGAGGAACCCGGCGCCCTTGGATACTAAGTCGCTGACGGCGCTCGAGACCGAGCCCGCCGCGCCCGAGACTGCACCGCCGAGTGCTTTGAGCACCCCGCCGCCGCGACCGTCCTCGGCGACCTTGACGGTCCTCATGCCCCAGCCGTACTGGGCGGCGCGGCCACGCCAGTCGTAGAAGTCGATGCGGGGACCCTTGATCGCCGACCCGGTGTCGAACGCTTTGAACTTCTCGCTGGTGTTCTTGAACGGGTTCGGCTTGATGCTCAGCATCGACCCCAGATCGATCATCGACGGATCGACCGCGACCCCGAGCACGTGCGGGTTGCTGCGGAGGTCGACGCCGGTGGCGGTAACGCCCGTGCCGTTGATGCCCGTCCACGGCGGCCCGTAGGCCGACGACACGTACACCCCGCCGTTCGCGAAGCCGACCGCGTCGGCGGCCTGCCGGACGAGATCCTGAGCGCGCTTGCGATAGGCCGGGTTCGTGGGGATCACGAACTCCGGATGCAGCGGCGCCTCCTCACCCATCAACGTGATCGGCGCCGCCACGACACCACCGGTGCGGGCGTAAGCGCCGCCGAGCGCGTATGCCGACGTCTTGGCCTTGCCGGCTCCGTCCTTCTTGCCGTCGTCGTCGATGCCCTTGATGAAAGAGTCGACGCCGGAGATAGCGCCCTTCATGTCGACGCCGGGGATCTGGTCGATGACCTTCAGGATCAGCTTGGCAAAGCCGGCGACGGCCTTCGCGGCACCCCTGAACCCCTCGGTGATCTTCTCCTTGAGGCTGCCAGCGAAGGTGCCGGCCCCGGTGAGGATGGCCGACCACTTCTCGCCAAGCCACGTGACCAGGCCGTCCTTGCCCTCCCCGAGCTTCTCCTTGATCCAGCCGACCGCACTACCAACCGGCTCAATGGTTACCGACTTGATCCCGTCCCACGCGGTCTTCGCAGCGGACTTGATGGCCGACCACGCCGTGTCCAGCGCACTCTTGATGTCGTCGGCGTGCTTGCTGATCGCCAGGACGGCGAGCCCGAACGGGCCGGTGAGGATCGCGAGCAGCAGCTGCCAGTTCTCCTTGACCCATCCGAACGCGTCCTTGAGCGCGCCGACTACAGCGTCAACGGCGCCGCGGAAGGTCTCGCTGTGCTTGTAGGCGTAGATGAACCCAGCGGCAAGCGCTGCGATCCCGATGACGATGAGGCCAACAGGGTTGGCGTCCATCGCGGCGTTCAGCAGCCATTGACCGGCGGTGTAGACGGTGTTCGCAACGGTCGCAAGCCCGACGGCGGTCTTGTAGCCGATGAACGCGTAGGTGAGTGTTTCCGCGTGGGGGCCAGCGATCTTCAGGGCGGTGCTCAACGGCCCGAAGCCGATCTTGGCCGTGGCCTTGCCGACGCCCTCCAGGACCGGGACGAGGTTGCCGATCAGCTCCTTGGACTTCTCGAAGAACTCCTTGAGCGAGCTCTGGCCCTTGGTGCTGTTGGCCCACTCGTCGAAGCGCTTGGCGGCCTTGCCGATCGACTTGAGCATGCCGTCGCCGGAGTCCTTGGCGGCCTTGCCGACACCGAGCAGGCCGTGGGCGACGTGGCTGGTGATCGACCCGAGCCGCTCCAGCACGCTGCGGGTCTTCTCGAAGAAGCCGGCGAGTTCGCCGCCCTTGCGTCCGGCCTTGGCGGACTCGTCGGCGTTCTTGGCCCAGCCATCGGCGGTCTTGGCGAGCCAGCTCGTCAACGGACCAGCGGCAACGAGGATGTGGCGGATGGCGCTGACGACGTGCAGAGCGGCATCGCCGAGCGTGCCGATGATCTTCGCGTTGCGCCCACCGATCGTCTCGATGTCCTTGCCGAACGCCGGCGAGCCGACCAGCTCCCCGGCGTCGCGGGCGAGGTCGCCGAGCGCGTCGGCGGTCTCGCCTACGACCTTCTTGACGGGCTCGAAGTTGTTCAGCGCAGCGTCCAGGCCGTCGCTGACGCCGGGGAAGAGGCCTTGGGCGGCGGTGGCGCGGAGCTCGTCGAGCTTGGGTTTGAGCGCGACGATCTGACGCACGAACGCCTGGGCGGCCGGCGGCAGGTCGTTGAAGGCTTTGTTGAGGTCCTGGGCGCCGGAGGTCGCCGCGGCGGTGCCGGCGGCGGCGTTGTCCTGAGCGTCGGAGAGGTCCTGGGTGGCGCGCGTGACGTCGCGACGGGCGCGGACCAGTGCCTTGTCGGCGGTCTCGGCGGCGCGGTGTGCGTCGGTGACGCCTTGGACGGCATCCTCGACGCGCTCGTTGGCATCTGCGAGGGCTTGGCGTGCGGCCACGACCTCGGGCGCGTTCTTGACGCCGTCCTTCTCGGCCTTGGTGAGCGCTTCCTGGTCGCGCTTGTGGTCGCGGATCGCGTCGGCCAGCGCGTTCTCTGCCTCGGCGATGGCGAGACGGGCGTCTTCGAGCGCATGGGGGTCAGCGCCGGCTTCGAGCTTGGCGAGATCCTCCTGCGCCTTGCCGCTGCCCCGGCGAGCCTCGGCGACGCGCTGCTCGGCCTCGGCGATGTCGGTCCGGGCGCGCTGGACCTTCTTGGGGTCGGCGCCGGCTTCGAGGGCGTTGAGGTCTTTCTGCGCGCGGGCGCTGGCGGTGGTCGCGTCGCCGACGCGGTCCTCGGCGTCGGCGAGATCGAGCCGGGCCTGTGCCTTCTCGTCGTCGGTGGCGGTCGAGCTGTCAAGGATCTTCTGCGCGTCGGCCTGCGCCTTCTTGAGGGCCAGGACCGCCTTTTCCTGCTCGCGCTGGGCATCGCTGATCTTCTCGTGAGCGTCAGCGGTGTCGTCGGCTGATGGGCCGGCGAGGAGGTCGGCGAGCGCCTGGTGGGCGTCTTCGAGCGCCTGCGTCGCACGGGTCTCGCTGAGAACAGCGCTGGTGACGCGGTTGTGCGCGTCGGCGAGCTCGTCGGCCGACGCACCGGCCTGAAGGTCGGTGAGCGCCTTGCGCGCATCGCGAAGGGTCGAGGTTGCGCGCGACTCGGCGAGGGCACCATCGGCGACGGCCTCGGTGAGGTCTTCGATGTTGCGCCGGGCTTGCGTCCGGGCGTCAAACAACGCCGAGACAGCCACCCAGGCGTCATTGGACGCCTCGGTCAGCGCCTCGGTCGCGGCGAGTTCGCTGCGGTGCGATGCTGCGAGCGCGACGCCGGCCTGCCGGACGCGGTCCTTGGCGTCGGCGACACCGTCTTCGGCCGACTGGATCGCACGGGCGGCCGCGCGCTGAGCGACGGCGCTGCTGGTCGCCGCTTTGGCGGCCTGGCCGTGGGCGGTGAGTTGCTCCTTGATCGCATCGCCGACACCCATGGATGCCAGCGCGAAGACACCGGCACCCGTGGCCGCAGCGGTCAGGCCGACCGCCGCAGCAGCAGCGAGGCCGGAGAGGGGGGCGAGCGCCGCACCGAGGGCGAAGGTGGCGCCACCGAACCCGATCAGAAGCGGGATGCCGACGGCGATGGCGCCGCCGATCGCGCCGAAGCCGCCGCCGAGTCCGCTGAGCCCGCCCAGCAGGTTGCCGATACCGCCACCGGCGGCGGCGACCGACCTGCGAAAGCGGCCGACGACGCGGTCGGCGCCGTCGGCGTCATCGCCGAACCTGCGAAAGCCGGCGCCCGTGCGGAGGATCCGCACGCCGACGCCCTGCAGCGTCTCTCCGAATCGCTTCCAGGCGCCCTTGTTGGCCGTGGCGCGTGACTGCTCGGCGCCGACGCGGCGCAGCTCGTCGGCGAAGTCGCCGCTCTCGCCGACAAGGGCGCCGAAGGTGGGGGCGAGCGCGAGGTTGTGGTCACGAAGGGACTCGATCGCGGCGGCATGGTTCCGGGCATCCTCGGAGGACTTGACGGTGATGCCGCTTGCGCGCGCGAGCCCGTCGATGTAGTCGTCGGTGCCACCGACCAAGCCGCTGAACGCGGCGGCCAGATCGCCGGTGGCGACCTTGGTGACCCGGAGGTTCGCGGGGAGGTCACCGGTCGCCTTGTTGGCCTTGCTGAACGCGTCGTCGACGCCAGTGGCCGCGTCGGTGAGGTCACGACCCAGCGCGCGGCTGTCGCGCCCCGCGACCTTGACGCTGTCGGTGATCCTGCGGGCTGAGTCGGCGACCGACTTCGAGATGGTCTTGAAGCTGTTGCCGAGTCGGCGCTCGGTCGCGCGGCCTGTGTCGCCGACGTCGAGCAGCTGCGAGGAAACCTGGGCCAAGGCCGGTGTCATGCCGGCAGAGATCGACTTGCCGAACTCCTTGCCCTGGGCCATCAAGGGCGCACGAAGGGCCTGCAGCTTGCGCTCCAGGGGGGTGAAGTCCCCGTCGATCTCGACGTATGCGGTACCGACCTTGGCGCCAAGTTCCATGTTCACCTCCCTGAGCGGATTCCTTGCTGGCCGAAGAACCGGCGCGCGGCCGCGACATCGATCTGTCGCGCCGAGCGCGCGGGTGAGCCCGCAGATGAGCCGGCCTGGTCGGGCGCCTTCGTGGCGTCGCGTCGCGGCCGGTCGGGGTGCTGCAGGTCAACGAGTGCCGGGGGCAGCTGCGGCCGCTTGAGCGGCCCGCACTGCACAGCGAGGACGATCTGCCGGCCCCACGCGTCGATCGCTTCGGCGACGGTGGCCAGCAACTCGTCCTGCTGGCTCCAGCCGGGCTTGTCCTGCCGCCAGACGGCGGCGTCTTCGGGAAGGCCGGCGATCAGCGCGAGCAGTCGCCGGCATCCCGTTCGTTTGACGTACACCTCGGCCCGGAGGTCGAGGCGGTAGAACCGTTGGAAGTCGGCCTCGACGAGCGCCCAGCGGGCGGTCAGGTACTCGGAGAGGCTTCCGATTCCCCCTCGGTCAACCCGTAGACCTCGCTCGCGCCATCGGCCAGGGCCTTGAGGTCGTCCAGGGACGGCCGGAGGTCGAAGAACCACTCGGTCTCCTTGTCGAGCAGGGCCGTCACCGCGCCGCGGAAGTCGCCGTCGGCGAGCTGCAGGGCGAAGTCGGCCGGCATCTCGACCGGCAACTCGATCGTCTTGCCGCCGAACGTGAGCGAGACCGGCTCGGCGGCGGCCTCAGCGCGCGCGGCGCGCGCGGCATCGAGATCGATGCTGCGCCCGGCCTTGCCCGCATCGGCGGGCTTGCGGGGCACGCGCTTCGCGGCGGGGCTCAAGAGACGACCCCGTCACCGAAGTTCGGGTCGTCGGTGAGCAAGTACGCCGTGACCTCGCCGTCACCGGGAGACAGAGCCTTGAAGTTCACCGGCAGGATCGCGAGCGCGCTGCGGACCAGCTGGGTCTCGGTCGCATCGGTGACGTTGCCACGCGGCATGACCAGCCGGTAGTTCTTGGGGCCGTCTGACCACACGAGGATCAGCGCGTTCTCGGCCAGGACCGCCGAGTCGCCGAGGAAGTCGTAGCGGAACCCGGCGTCGCCGCCGAGGTCGGTGATCTCGCCGCCACCGAAGGCGAACTTGAAGTTCGCCGCGTTCCACTGCTGCAGCGCGAACGCCGCCGAGATCTCCTCGCCAACCAGCTCACGCCGCGTGGCGCTGCGCTTCTGCCAGGACTTGAACTCCTGGATCTCCGGGGTTCGGGTGAGGGTCGCACCGTCCTCGCTGAGCAGGCCGCACTTGATGAAGTTGGGTGAGAGGTCGTCGTCGATGCCGTCGGGCAGCGTCACACCGACGGGACCGACGAAGAGGTCGCCGTTGCTGGCAACGACGAGTTCGGTGGGGTCTTGTGCTCCCATGATGGGATCCTCCTGGTGGTGGTTGAACTACAACAAGGTGATGTCGAGCCGCAGTCCGGCGGCCAGCGTGCCGCGCCGCAGAGGGGCGTAGGCGGGGTTATTGACCGAGCCGAACTCGACGAGGTGGCCGAACGGGTCGGTCGAGACGACGCTGTTGCCGATGACGCGGATGCGCCGGCGGTAGTAGCCGGTCTCCTCGGGTGCGACGGTGCGGACCGCGGCGGCCACGGTGCGGGCGCGGGCGTTCATCGCGGTGTCGAAGGTCGGTTGGGCGCGGATCTCGCGCTCCCACCGCGCCCGTGGCTCCGGGTCGAATCGGACCATCAGGGGTGGAGCGTGATCGTCGCCTCGACGATGAAGCGCTCGCGCTCGGGGTCGATCGACGTGTCGGGCAGGCGCCGCACCGATGCGGTCGCCTTGGTCACCACGGCGCCGTCATGGATCGCGGCGGGCATGTCCTGGATCGCGCCCTGGACGGTGCGGGCCAGCAGGCTCGCCTGGGCCTGGGCGCCGGTGCGCTCGGCGCCCGCGTAGCAGTCGAGCTGGATCAGCGCCGTGCTGAGATGCAACGCCGGTGACGTGCGATCGGGCGGGTTGACCAGCAGGGTCATGCGGACCCACGGCTCGTCGATCTTGCCCGGGGTCTTGGTGCCGATCCTGTCGACCAGCGCGGTCACGGCAGGGTGGGCGCGCAGGTAGGCCGAGAGGACGAGCTCCGGATCGGGGAGCACTAGCTGCCTCCGACGCCGACGGTGCGGCGCACCGTGACCTCAGCGTGGGAGACCACCCGGGTGATCGGGTTGCGTGCGGACCACGGCTCGCCGAGGACCTCATAGCCGTCGCCGTCGATCTCGACGGTGTCGCCCGCGTCGATCGCGGTACCGCCGGGCAGGTACAGCGCCCACGTCGCGGCGACGATCCCGGCGTCCTCGGTGCGCTGACGTTGCTGGAGCTCGCAGACCGTGACGGTCGTCGCCTCTTCGTCGACCGGGTTGCCGTAGCCGTCGCGTTCGTCACCCTCTTGGCGATGGGTGATGGTGCAAGGGCGGTTGAGAAGCTGTGCGATCGTCACCGGTCACCTCCGAGAGCAACTGGGTCATCTTGTGGCGGCGGTTGCGTGCCACGGCGTAGCGGCGACGAAGCCGCTCGTTGTCGGCGCTGCCGATCCTGCGGCTGTCGCGCGGCTGCGGCGGATGCCACAGGTGGGTGAGCGGCGCGAGCCCGCGTGGGGCGGGTCCCAGCATCGTTTGCAGCGCGTAGCCCCACGCCTGGTCCTCACCACCCCAGCCCATGAAGCGCGGGTCCATCGGCACGGCGCGCAGCGCGGCCGCGTCCAGGACGACGATGCCGCCACCGGGGATCCCGACGTAGGGCGCCTCGATCGTCTCGCCGCCGCCCGGGAAGCCGCCGGCCAGGACCTCGCGGGTGGCATCCGGCGTGAGGCGACGAACGGTCCGATGAGGAATCGCCCATCGCGCGCCGCGCGCCACCTGGGCGACCGCGCCGTCGACACCGTCACACCAAACATCTGCATCGGCGACGACGAGCACCCTCGCATCGATCCTGCGGGCCGCCGCCGTCACGGCCGATGCCTTGACCCAGCCACCCGGTGCGGCGGGCGCCTCGACGATCTCCCAGCCCGGATGCCGGGAGGCGTAGCGCTCCTTCACCCAGGCCCAGGCGCCCTCGCGGTGCCGGCAGCCCGGGCGCCAGGGGACGATGACCGCTACGCCGGGCACGGATCGAAGATCAGCGAGTCGTCACTACCTGGATCGGGTGACCAGAACCACTGCCGGAACACATCGTGCAGGACCTCGGGGCCGTGCGCGTCGAGCAGCGCGCCGTACCGGCGCCAGTGCGCGCAGGAGTCCTCGGGCATGTTGGTCGCAGCGATCGCTGCGGCGCCGTTGCGGACCTTGGACACGAACTGCTCGGCCGACCTGTAGGGGAAGTGCCGAACGACGAGCGTGCCGGCGCTGGTCGCGCCGAATTCAGCGCCATGGTTGCCTTGGTGGATGGTCACCGCTGCACGAGGCCGACAGGCGACCTTCGGCAGCGGGCCGGACGTGCGGCGTCGCCAGCCGATCGTCTGGATCGGGTCAGTACCGGCGGGATCCTCGGCGGTGGCGATGTGGTCAAAGAGCTGGGCCAGTGCGATCGTGAAGCCCGAGTGGCTGGCGAGAACGTCGGCGATCCGATCGCCAAAGGGCGAGTACCAGACCTCGTCCTGGTCCCAGGGGATGACCCAGTCGGCGCCCGCGTCGGCGGCGCGGCTGGCGAGCGCGGTCATCTTCTCGCCCTGGTAGTAGGCCGGCTCGGGATCGTCGAGGACTGTCAGCGGCAGGTCGCGCTGCAGGTCGGCGAGGATGCCGCGCGTGCCGTCGGTGCTGCCGTTGTCGGCGACGATCAGTGCGTCGACCTGGGCGGCCATGCGCCGCACCGAGTGCTCGACGATGTCGGCCTCGTCCTTGCACATCGAGATGGCAACGACCATCAGTACCCGCTCCCGGTCCGCTCGTCGCCGATGTGGATGCACCACTCCTCGCCCTGGCCCCAGAACGCAGCGCGCAGCGTCGGATTGGACGCGAAGAGGCCGATCCCGAAGTGGCCTTCGGACTCGGCGCCGCCGGGCCAGCCGCGCTCGGCGACCCAGCGCGAGTAGACGCAGGGGTTGGTCGTGAAGTAGCGGCGGTGCTCCAGCCAGCGAGCGCCCCATCCACCGAACGACATGAGGTCGTTGGCCAGCAGGTTGGCGACGCTCCCTGCCGCGCGCTCCTGGTCGTTCCATGGCTGGCGCAGCAGCGCCATCTGCACAAGGTGCGGATGGGTCTCAAGGACCTCGACCATGTCGGCGACCGGGATCGTCCGGTCAAAGATGAAGTCCAACTCAAGGTGGAAGACGTGCCGTGCGTCGGTCTGGAGTACCTGGCGCCAGCCTTCCTGGATCGCGCCGCCGAACCCGAGCGTGTGGTCTGGGTCCTCGACGAAGACGTAATACTCGAAGGCCGGCAGGTGCTCCAGCACGGAGCGGAGAGCCTGATGGTGGTACTCGTCCCGCCCGTCGCTGATCGCCAACAGCGCGACGGTCATGCACTCGGCTCGTCGTCGGGGTCATACGCCTGGATGCTCACCGAGGTGCTGACGCCACCAGCGGCGACGGCGGTCGTCATGACCGGTGCGAGGTGCTCGGCGAGCGCCTTACGGTCGAGCGACGGGAAGCGCATCTGCACCGTTACGAGCAGCTCGTCGCTCATGAAGGGACCGGGACCGCCTCGTAAGTCGCGTCGAAGACGTCGGGCTTGCACGGGTAGAACGTGCCCGGCTTCGAGTCGGGGATGATCCAGTCGCCGTGGCGGACGATGGCCTCCTCGCCGTGGGTCGTCGTGACCTTCAAGGCGATGTACTCGGGACCGGCCTCACCGCACGTGTCCGACACCTCATCCGCACCGATGTTGTAGCCGGAGTTCTGCTCGCTGACCACGTCTCCGAGGAACTCGCAGACCTCGCCCCAGGTCGACCACTTGAGCTGCACGGCCTCGACCTCGACGGGCTTCTTACGGAACTTGGGCATGGGTCGTCTCCTTAGAAGTATGTGTTTCGGTGCCGAGTAGGTCAGCGACGATCAGGTGGTGGACGCGGTTCTTCTGCGCGATCGACGGTGCGCGGTTGCGGGAGTCAGGGCGCGCGTGGGCGCGGTAGATCGCGTGCGGGATCGCCTCGACGGTGGCGCCGGCGAGGTGGCAGCGCAGCCACAGATCCCAGTCTTCATAGAGACTCCAGTCGCGCCAGCCGCCGACGTCGCGCAGCAGCGCCGCGCGCGCGACGGTGCCGACGACGAGCCAGTTGCCGTCGGGCAGGCACGCCGCTGAGCAGTCGTGTCGATGGCCGGCGACACGCGGCATCGACGGGCGGGCGGTCGATGCGCGGGCGGGTCGGACGTAGCGCACGGCCGGGGCGCGCAGATCGGCGCTGCTGCGGGCGATCGCGTCGAAGAAGCCGGGCTCCAGTTCGTCGTCGGCGTCGAGGTGGCAGACCCACTCGGTCTCGACGCGGTCCAGCGCCTGGTTGCGGGCATCGTGGAGCGTGGCGCCGTGGACGTGGACGACCGGCACGCCGAGCACCTCGGCGGACGGGATGGCGCGCTCGATCGCGAGTCGTGGCCATCGCCGGGCGCCGTAGGTGGCCACGGCGACCGTTACGTCCACAGGACCCGCCTGCGCTGGTAGAGACGCCGGTCAAACCGGAAGGTGCGGCGGCCGCGCGCGTAGGTGGCGTCGCGGGTGCCCTTGCCCCAGTCGGGGTGGAGGTGCTCGACGACCGACTCCCTGGCGAATGCCCATGCGCCGCGCATGCGGGCCGTCTGCACGAGCTCGTCGTCGACGAAGTTGTGGTGATAGCCGGGGTGCAGGAGTAGGCCCCGCTGGTCGATGGTGCCGCGCTGCAGGTAGCGGCGCGCGACGAGGTTGTGGGTGGCGTGCTCGCCGCTGATGACGCGCTGGTTGCCGAGGTCGTTGGTTCCGACGACCTCGATCGGGCCGGTGAGCGCGGCGGTGGCGGCAGGGAGCCAGCCGGGGTGAAAGTGCAGGTCGTCGGCGCCGCAGAAGATCAATGGCTCGTCGGTGGCGACGGCGCCGGCGTTGATCTTGGCGGCGTAGCTTCCGGCCTGCAGGAGCATGTCGGCGCCCGTGGCACGGATCGCGCGGATCTCGGCGTGATCGTCGGGGTCGGCGACGAACAGGACGCGGTGAGGCTGCGGGGTCGCTGCCTCGATCGACTCCACGACCGGCGCGACGCGGTGAGGGCGTCGCAGCACCGGGACGATGATCACGACGGGCGTCACGGGGTCGGGTAGACCTTGATGAGGCCGCGGACGAGCGAGACGCGGTTGCCGCCGGGAAGGTCGGCGTAGAGGTCGTATCGGCCACGGCCGACCTCGAGCGTCTCGGTTTGGTCGCCGGTGAGTTCGACGATGACCTGATCGGTGCCCTTCGTCTCGCCGACGAACTCGTTGACGATGTCCTCGGTCGGGCCGTTGATCGCGATCTTGATCGAGGCGCCGCCGAGGGCAGGCCAGACGCCGGCGAGGTCGACGAAGCCGATCGCGCGGTCGTCGACTTCGGCGTAGTCGTCGCCCTGGACGAGGGAGATGGTGGCGCCGGAGGGCACCGGAGGGAAGGTCACGAGGAAGCCGCTTTCGTCGTTCTGGCTGGGGTCTTCGACAGCCGGTCCGCCGAGGCCCGCGGTCCGGAAGCTCCACGCCTGGGCGGAGGCGATGTGGCTGCCTTCGGTGTCGGCGATCGCCGACAGCGCGTGGGCGGTGTAGTAGACGAGCGGGTAGAGCGTCCCGTCGATGTCGAGCGTGAGGACCTGGTGGTTGTCGGCGTCGGGCGCGCTGAGCGACACGCTCAGCGCCGGAAGCACGCCGCCGATCGGATCGGTGACGTACATCGTGTCCTCGGTGACCGTGTCCGGGTCGATGTGCTTGCCCGGCCGAGGTGCGAGCGTCAGCGTGACGTGGGTCGTGCGCGACACGCCCGCAGACTCCGAGGCGGGCACCCGCGCGATGACGTAGGGCGGTCGTGCCGCCGGTGTCACGACCGTCCCTGAGGTCGACTGGAAGGCGCCGATGTCGGGCGGGTTGGTGCGCGCGCGCCCGAGCTGATCGGTCGGGAGCGCCCCGCCGAGGTGCAGGCCAGCGCCGATGCCCGGATTGGGTGAGGAGTTCGCGAGCTCGTAGTTGCGGCCGAAGCCGTCGGTCGGCTCCGGGATCGCGCTCATGCGAGCGCTCGTGCCGAGCTCGGGGATCCCGGGGAGGTTGGCGCCGTATGGGCCGGTGAAGCCGGGGCTGGAGAGCAGCGCGTTGTTCTCGATGACGCTGTCGGGGTCGACGATCGCGTCGCCGAGGGAGAAGTTCTCCATCAGGTTGTTGACCATCGTGATGTGCTGCACAACACCTGCCGTGCGGCCGCCGAAGCCGACCGACATGCCGAACACGCTGCGCAAGAACGTGTTGTGGCGGATCACGATGGTGTCGGTGCCCTGGATCGAGACCTGCTGGCCACCGCCGACCAAGAGGTTGTTCTCCAGCGTGATGGTGCCGTTGCGATCGTCGCTGGCGATGAACGGGCTGGCGCAGTTGAGAAAGCGGCTGTTGCGGACCGTGTAGAAGGCGCCGCCGAGGCTCTGGATGCAGTCGGTGTGCGCTCCGCCTTCGGCCTGGATGATGTTCATGAACGTGCAGTCCTCGACGATCAGGCCGGTGCCGACGTCGACGGGCCCGAGGCTGCATTGGATGGCGTCCTCGCCCTCGACGTCGGCAAACGTGCAACCCGTGAAGCGGGCGGTGCCGGTCCGGAACACGCCCTCGCCGGTGTCCATGGCGATGAGGTGGAAGCCGACGCCGTCAAGGAAGCGGTTGCCCGAACCCTGGAACTCCGAGTACGGGGCGTAGACCTCGCAGTCGTCCCACAGCAGCTCTCCGGTGAAGGACACGACGTAGTAGCCGCCGCCGGTGTACTTGACCCGGCGGAAGACGAGGTCCTCGACGTTGGTCAGCGACCCGATCGTGAGGTTGTCGTCGCCCGAGCCGCGGTCATAGCCCTGCTGGAAGTCCTCGAACTGCCAGTTGCGCAGCTCGCGGCCGTCGATCCCGGCGATCTTCGGCATGACGCCGTCGACGACGTGGCCCTTGACCACGATCGGCGCGTTGCCGGCGTTGTCGCCCATGGGCAGCACGTCGGTTCCGGTGCCGCCCTGGGTGCGGTGATGCAGGCGTGCGTAGACCGCGGTATCGAGCGCGTCGAGCGCGTTGGCCAGGACCGCGGGCTCGACCTGGATCGTGTCGGCCCACTCCTCGGTGGCGTAGGCCAGCAGCGCGGCCGCCTGCACCGTGCGCAATGGGGTGTCGGGGTCGGCGGCTTCCTCGCGCGTGTGGGCGTCGCTGGCGTCGGGGTGGTCGGCGTCGACGTAGATCGTCACCGGCTCGGTCGGCCCCTCGGGGTCCGGGTCACCGCCGCCACCCTCGGCGACCGCGGCGCCGCCGATGAGGTCGTCGTAGCGCCAACCGGTGCCCTGAATCTCGAAGGCGAGCGTGCCGGCGGCCTGGATGCTCGCGTCGGTGACGTCGATGATCGGCGTTTGCACCCACGCGCCGGCGGTGTAGCGGCGGATCTTGATCGCGTCGCCGACACGGTGGATGCCGATCTTGTCGCCGTTGACCAGCACCGGCCATCCCGGCCCGCTGGAGCCGATCGGCGTGCCGGAGCCGCCGACGCGCTTGTAGAGCGCCCAGCCGACGTCAGCGGCGTAGTAGAGGTAGTAGCTCTCCCAAGCCCCGGTGTCGAGATTCTGACCGCAGAAGAAGAAGCCCTGCGACTGCGACGCTCCGCCGACGACCAGGACCGAGAGGATGAACTCGAAGTCCGCCGGCAGCTCAACGAGCGTCACGCGGCTTTGGGTCCCGGACCCGCTGGCCATCTGGTTGCCGACGACAACCAGCCCGCCGCCGCTGCCGCCCCAGCCAACGGAGTCCCAGATGCTCGCGCCGGCGCCGGCGCCGATGTCACCGTCTGCACGGTTGAAGTTGTCGATGCTGTCGGAGACCTGCGGGAATGGCACCTGGGATCACCTCCTCGTTCTGGTGACTAGGGCAGGGTGGGTGGCGGGACGGCGGGCCCCGAGTACGGGGTCTCGCAGGTCACCGCCGTGAAGGACGTGCGCTTGAGCGCGCGGCGCACGCGTCGCTCTTCCTGTGCGGAGAGGTAGACGCCGCCGTCGTTGGAGCGCTGGAAGGTGCTCGACGTCTGGTGGGCGCCGAGTTGCTCGGACTGGGCGGCGAGCCCTAGCGGGTTGCCGACCGTCGTGACCGCCTTCTCAACGCACAAGGCCTTGAAGGTCTCAGGGACCGGGTCGAGGGACTCGACGTCGGCTGCGGTGAGGTCGGCGGCGTCGGCGATCAGGCCGGTGACCGTCGCGATCACCGCGACGGCTTGGGCCTGCTCAGCATTGGTCAGATCGCGGCCGAGACGGTCCGTGACATCTTCTGAGGTGGCGATCGGGGCCATGGG